TATTGGTTTGCGGTTGGTTCGACAGCAATGATTCTGGGCTTGTCGAGGGTCTTAGGTACGGTGATGACCTTCACAGGTCTCTCCGAACCAGGCTCGAGGAACATGGGCGGGTCTTCATGGTTGTACAAACGCCACGAAGGGAAAGCATAATCACCATAAGGCAACATGCTTTCCATCCTGAGAGGCCACTCCCGCTGATCGAATTTTAGGTTTCCCTTCAATCCGTCAGCTGTGGCTCCAGGCCCATGTCTAGGCATAAGCGTACCGTCGTGGATCGACTGATCCACACAGGCAAAAGCTTCTGCCCAGAGCATACGTGCAGCCCTTTGAAACTGGGGGAACAATTCCTCAGGGTTATTGGACTCTGCACGTGCTAGTTCCTGCTCACACTTCAAGTACCCAGCAATGGCGCGATCTGTCCTGTGCGGTGCACAAGGCAGCTCGATCTTTTTGAACGCCAGCGTAAGCTGACGAATCGCAAAGATGCAATCCACGTTGGGATCCTGAAGCAAGAATCCACTCGAGTCGAAAACTTGAGCCAGGAAACCCCTTAAGAAAAAGGGGAGACCACGCCTTCTCAGAAATCCTGAGAAAGCGTTGGGCTCAATGCGACCAAGCTCCAGAGACCGTTCAAAGTCTCTGGCGTACTTGGGAAGGGTAATAGTGAGAAACGCTATTCCCTCGCGTTCGACTCTAACCCTGACTTTTTTGAAGTCAGGGCCGGCGCTAGTGCAGCACCAGATGGCCAATTCGTTGGCCATCTCTCTCCAAAGAGACATCAGTCTACTGTCAGACGGGGATATAACACCCCGTTTTGCAGCCATGCTGCCCTCCTTCATGGGGGGTCGGCATTACCTTAGACTCTGTCTCCCCTTGTGCGAAGTAGCAGAGGTAGTCAGACAGACTACTTCTCAGCACCCAAAAGCTGGGTGATCTTCGCGCCACTCGACGCTGACATGAAGGCGATGAAGCCGTCAATGATCAGCTTCTGCTCCGCAACGGTGTACCCCTCAGCGGGGGCATCGACGGAGAGCCACACACCAAAGTTGTGGCGGATGTTGTCGGACGTGAAAACGTCCGGCGCGATCTTCGAGTGGTCCAGCCGCAGCAGACGCTGGTTCCGGTTCTTCACCGTCCGGTGAGAAACGGTCAGCTTAACTGTGCCATCGTCCTTCGTGAAGACCCCAGCGGGGTCAGACGAGGTACGCGGGAGCGAGTTCGCTACCGCGTTGATGGTGATGGACTGGGGATCGGCGAATGCCATGTGAGTCATCTCTTTCTTGAGGGACTAGGGTGTCTTAGCCCTAGACGTGGTTGAAAAATCATGCGGTTGAACCCGCACAATCACGTTTCACTACCAACGGCTTAAGCCGAGAGCAGTGACTGTGGCGACCTGACGAGGATTTAAACTCGAGAAGGCTACGCCAAAACCGAACGGCGATGCAGGAATCCGAATTTTCGATTCCTCCAAGTACGTGCGAGAAGAGTAGGAACCCCCAACAGGGGCACGCCACTCAGTCAAGCGCGTAGTGTGACACATAATGTAAGCGTGTCGCATCGCTAGGCCGTCGGAACCGAGGTTTGAGATATTGGCGAGGATCTCGCCAGTATTCCCATACCAATCGGCGGCCCAACTCCAGGGAGAGAGATTCCAGAGAACATCCGGCGTTAGCCGAATGCCTAGAATCTTTCGGGCATAGGAAGCGTGTCTTTGTAAGACAGCATTCCTAGAAGACCCGACCGGTATGTGGTAGACATAGTCTGCCTCAAACCACTTC